CTTGGTTTTCTTCTTCTTCGATAGCGCTTGGTTCTGCTTGTTCTGCTTGTTCTGCTTGTTCTGCTGGTTCTGCTTCGCTAGCGCTAGCGCTAGCGCTAGCGCTAGCCTCTGCTTCATCATCATCCGAGGGCACATAGTCCGTCTCATCTTCATTGTCATCAATATCCTTTGCATTCATCACCATTAGCGGATCGCCATTACCATCCGACATGACGCACTCATAACATACCGGAGTATTTAAACCAAATGACGTGCTATAGAAGAATGCAATTGTGTCGGGACAATTATTACTGGAATAATTGCAAATGGCGCATGTGTTTTCCTCAAAAGCCATGTCACTTAGCTCTTCATGTAATAAAGACCGCCAATAATGTGAATGTTTTTTTTTATTTGACAAATGATAATTTTCATTTGCGGCGTTTAAATACGTAATAGTCAGCATCGGAACGCCCAATTCTTCTCGACAGTAGTTTATATTGCTGACTTTATCATGATCTTCCTTTCCTAACTTAAGAATTGCAAAGTTAATTATATGGAGGAAAAACTTCATCTCCCGCAAATTTTTGTAATTGGTGTTACAGAATTCTTTGATACATTCGTCCTGGTCGAAACATTTTTTGATAAAATCATTTACTTCCCCAGAAGTATTATAAATATTAATAAAGCGTGTAGCCATTTCGCGTGTGATTGCCCGTTGGGTAGCCATTTTATTTGCTCGCGTTAAGAAATACATATAAATAATAAATAATAAATCATTTCAATTTTATAATGTTTTTTTGTAAATTTTTTGTAATTTTTATATTTTTTGTAATTTTTTTGTATTTTTTTGTAATTTTTTGTAATTTTTTGTAATTTTTTTGTAATTTTTTTGTATTTTTTTGTAATTTTTTTGTAATTTTTTTGTAATTTTTTTGTAATTTTTTTGTAAATTTTTTGTATTTTCATTTTTACAGCATATATGCTCTCAAAATATAAAAGAGAGAAAAATCGTCTTTTTTTTTCTTCCAGCTCTGACGATTCTTTTTTCATTTTGGACATTTTTAAAATGTCCTTTTTTCATTTAGGGCTCTCCGATGCCAATGAATTCTGAAAAAAACACGTTTTGCTAGAAGATGCTCTCATTTTTGATTTATGTGTGAAAATATTTGTGATGATAAGAAAAATTATTTTTTATATAAATGGTTTAGACATGTTTATATATTGATCTATAATATAAGCCATGGAAATAGAATTGTCGCCAAAACTCGCCAATATTTTCAGTTGTAAAAAATGCCACTATGCATGTAGGAAAGAAAGCGATTATAAGAAACATTTGTCCACTAAGAAGCATAATGGAAATGGCGAGTTCCATCCAGGAAATGAGAAAGTCGCACACCAATTTACGTGTGAAAAATGTAATAAATTTTATAAATCATCTTCTGGGTTGTGGAAACACCATAAAATATGTACCGTAGACGAAGAAGAGATAACTATAAATACTAATATACTTGATACATCCTCAGCTGAAATGAAAGTTTTAAGCAACTTGATAATGGAAATGGTTAAAAGTAATACAGAATTACAAAAACAGAATACTGACTTGCAAAAACAAGTTTTAGAAGTTTGTAAAAATAATAATACCACTAATAATCATATAAATTCACATAATAAAACATTTAATCTCCAGTTTTTCTTAAATGAGCAATGCAAAGATGCCATGAATATTAGTGATTTTGCAAATTCTATTACGCTTGAGCTGTCGGATTTGGAAAGCGTCGGTGAACTCGGATATGTCGAAGGGATTACGAAGATCATGCTTGATAAATTGAATAGCATGGATATTTATAAACGACCGATTCATTGTAGTGACGCAAAGAGAGAAATATTATATGTCAAGGATCATGATATATGGGAAAAAGAGGCTAGGAATAATCCCAAATTGCGATATGTCATTAAGACTATTTCTTTTAATAATATGAAATTGATGGGTTTGTGGAGCAGTACTTATCCTGAAAGCTTGGATGGCGAATCGCGTTTAAATGATAAATATATGAAATTGATTAAACAATCGACCGGCGGGAATGGTGAAATAAGCGATAGTGAAGATAAAATAATTCGGCGGATTGCCAAGGAAATATTGATTGGAAAATATTGATTATATAGTAAATAAATACATTTTGCCATACTTTTTTCAAAAGTATTTTTGCCATACTTTTTTTAAAAGTATTTTTTTAAAAGTATTTTTTTGCCATACTTTTTTCAAAAGTATATATATAATGTCTTATGAGAAACATTATGGGTCTTCTGAAGCATATGATGGCTTAGGACGCTTGGAGTGGTTAAAAGAATTAGCTATAGATCAGGATGGACATATTATTTCTAAAAGAATTCTTTCTAATCATCATCGTCCATTGAATAAAAAATATAGCAATGAAGAAATAAAAAGTATTCAACAAAATAATACTGAAATAGAACAACGATATAGAGGCGGTAGACGTGTCAATAAGAAAAAACGTACTATTAGAAAACGTGCTACTACGAAGCGTACGGTTACGAAGCATAGGGTTACGAAGCGTACGGTTACGAAGCATAGGGTTACTAAGCATAGGGTTACGAAGCATACTAAGCATACGAAGCATATGAAGGTTAGAAAACATAAGACTAGAAAATATTAGAATATTATATATGAATCTATTTAGCATGTTTAATGAGAGAAAAGAGCAATTACATAAACAACAAACGATCGATATAAAATTACTCGAATTATCCAAAAAATGTCCGGCAACAGTGAGTGATTATCTTTTATTACAGAGACAGATTACCCGTGATCAACAATATAAAATAATAAATACCAATTTTTTATATATTTACGATGAAATGCAAAAACAGCTCAACGTAAATCAAATTATTACAAATAGATTTTTGAATATAACAATGAATTGTAGAGAATTACAAAAAATTGTTATTGAAAAGTAGATATATTAAGAATACATGTTTTGCCATGATCCACCTGATTCTGAACTTTTCTTTATAAGTTTATCGACAATTTTTGGTGTAATATTGATAGGAAACTCCACTTTTATCGACATATCACTCTCAAACAAATTCGTCCCGGGTTTCATCAACCGATACAAATTCAGTTTCGTATGAATAATCTCCAAGCACCGTTTCAAATTACGGACACCATCTTCTTTATGCGTATGCGAATTAATAATATGTTCAATTGTTTCATCCGGCAGCAGAATTTCCTCTAACTTGAAACGCACCTGCTCTCGAATCCTCGGTAGTAAATAATCCTTCGCAATAATAGTCTTCTGCGGCAGTTCATAGCCCTTCGTCATAATACAATGCATCCGATCTAATAAAATCTTACTCACTTTACTGCGATCATTATAACTGAAGAAGAATACACAACGACTTAAATCGAAATCAAATTCCGCAAAATATTTATCATGAAACTTGGTATTTTGCGAAGTATCGGTCAAATGCGTCAAAATCCCCACGATTTCTTCCCCCTTCGGCGTGTCACTAATTTTATCCAATTCATCGAAATAAATAATCGGGTTCATGCTCTGGCACTGAATCAACTGCTTCACAATGAGCCCACAGCTTGATCCTTCATATGTATAGGAATGTCCTTCGAGACAACTGCTGTCGGTCGCGCCACCTAAAGGAATAAAGACAAATTCGCGGTTCAGGATTTTACTGATGCCTTCTTTTACCAAGGTGGTCTTCCCGGTCCCCGGCGGTCCTTCAATCGCGACGGAGTTGCCTATCGCATCCGGATTGGTAATCCACTGCCCCACCATTTGCATCACCTGGAGCTTCACGTCGTTTAACCCATAGACGGCTTTGTCGAGGGTATTTTTAGCCTGTTCCATGAAATCATGACACTTATCTACACCATCTTCAATGCGCACTGGTAGATGATTAATTTTATTAAAGGGGATACGCATAAAATCGTCAACCCAATGCCGAATTTTATTGTATTCACTGCAGCCGGGTTCCATATTTTTCAATGATGAGAGTTTATTGTAGGCGGAGGCTTTAAAACGGGGCGGAATAGTGGCTTCGAGTAAAGCTAGGCGGTAAGGTTTATCAATCTCAATGATGGATTTAATTTCCGCCATTTGCTCTAACACCGCGTCCTGTTCCTCCAAGGACATTTTCTCTTGAAAATAATTGACATCATTCATGACATTTTTTTGTTGTAGGAGATCGCGAAACTTCAAGGTATTTTTAAATTTGCGCTTCTTACACAAACGGGCTTGTTTATTTAAAATCTTTTTATTTGTAGCATGTGTACGCTTATTTGATTTATCTAGACTCGATTTATCTACACTCGATTTATCTACACTCGAAATAAATACATTCTTATCCATACCCATGTCTTCATCCATTTCTTCGTCATCCTCATCTTCTTCTTCTTCATCTTCTTTCTCATCCTGATCTTCCATGTCTTCATCATCCGACGATAAATCTTCTTCTTCTGTTTCCATCTCCGGGTCATAATCAGAATCGCTAGAAGAATGATAATCTTCAAAATCTTCTATGTTTTTATGTTTAAGATCTAAGGGATTAATTGTAAAAATGACATTAAAATTTGACATTTTACTTGGGCTTAATGATGGTTCTTCAACTTTATATTTATCCTTGTTATATTTATTCTTATTATTATTATTATGAGACCCTTTTTTCTTAGGACTTGCGCAAATTTTATTAGGTCCTGTTAAAATATCGGTTGGTTCTGGGCTAGGACATTTCTCTCTATCATAACGATTGTGTTTAGTTTTATTCTTATTCTTATCAAGTTTATTCTTCATATATTTAGAAGGAAATAATTCCCCAAGTAAATCTTGGAATGCCTGATTATTAAATGTTTTATTACCTTTATCTTTGACAATAAAATTCTCTTCATCTTCAGATAAAAGATCATCTTCATCGCCAGACATATCATCATCCCCAGACATATCCTCGTCCCCAGACATATCCTCGTCCCCAGACATATCATCATCATCCGATATATCCTCATCACCAGACATATCCTCATCCCCAGACATATCCTCGTCCCCAGACATATCATCCTCTGAAGACTCTTCTATTTTATATGTTAATTGCCGAGACACTTGTTTATTTACTAATGCATTTTGCTTAGATCGTGTATTATATTTATGAGGAGCCATATCTGACATTGAATTATATTATATAATAATAAACGTTTATATTATTATTATATATATACTTTTTAAAAAAACACTTTTCAAAAAAACACTTTTAAAAAAAGTGTGGCAAAATACAACCTTTGAAAAAGGTTGAGCCAAACAACAACCTTTGAAAAAGGTTGAGCCAAACATATAACATCCTTGGGAATTTTATAAGCGCAGCAAATATAAGCGCAGCAAATATAAGCGCAGCAAATATAAGCGCAGCAAATATAAGCGCAGCAAATATAAGCGCAGCAAATATTAACTATTCTTGTTAATCCACTCGGTTAAATTATCATAATCTGTTGGATGTTGAACTTTACATACTTCTATTTTTTCATGGTTTGTATTTATATATCCATTTGTAAATACAAAAAACCCATCAATATTATGACTCATTATATGTATAAAATATTTATTCTCTTGAATTTCTATTCTACTTATTTTTGCAGTATTTATAATTAGTGAACTAAATCTAATAAAGTTTACCATAATACATTATATGTTTTTATATTTATACCCTTTAAAATTTAATAATATACCATTAAGGTTGTAATATGCGATGCTAATATTTGTGATGCTAATATTTATTGCGATTATAAAATCCCAAGGGTGTTGTATTTTGCTATACTTTTCCTAAAAGTATATTTTTAAAGGTTGTGTATAATATAAAATTGAATTAAAACAATCTAAATATTATTATGTTAATATAAGAAGTATCATGGCTCAAAACACAAAAGGTATCATGCAAAAGAAAACGGCATCCAAAATTATCGGAATTCAATTTAGTATTCTCTCCGATGAAGAAAAACGGAAAGCCTCTATGGCGGAAATAACCAGCCGCGATACCTATGTCAATAATAAACCCGTCATCGGCGGCTTATGCGATCCGCGCATGGGGGTACAAGACCCCGGTTTTATTTGTCCCTCCGATGGTTTAGATCATATTCAAACCCCGGGTTATTTTGGACACATTGAACTAGCAAAACCAATATTTTATATCCAATATCTGAGCACCATTATGAAAATTTTACGTTGCGTATGCATCAAATGTAGTAAATTACTCATCAGTAAGACGAAATACAAACATATTGTTGTAATGTCAGCCGAAGATCGTTGGCAGTTTGTCTTCCCCATTGCCAGTAAAATCAAGCGCTGCGGTGAAGACACCGGCGATGGCTGCGGCTGCAAGCAACCGAAGAAAATTAGCAAGGAAGGTTTAGCCACTCTGAATGCCGAATGGGATAATATTGATGGCTTAACCGGCGACGATTCGGCGCGTTTAAATATGAACTTAACGCCCGAAATTGTCCTCAAACTCTTTCGGCGAATTACGGATGAAGATGTCACCTTTATGGGCTTTAGTCCGTTGTGGTCGCGCCCAGATTCCATGATTTGTCAGGTGTTAGCCGTCCCGCCGCCCGCGGTGCGACCCTCTGTGAAAGTCGATTCGCAGCAGCGGAGTGAAGACGATATTACTCATATCTTAGTGAATATCGTGAAAACCAATAAGACCTTGCAGGAGAAGATCCAGGCGAATGCAAATGCGAATGTAATTAATGATTGGACCACGGTCTTGCAATACTATGTGGCGACGCTCGTGGACAATAAAATACCCGGCGTGGCGGCAGTAGCGCAGCGGTCGGGGCGTCCGCTCAAATCTATTAAAGAGCGATTGAATGGAAAGCATGGGCGTGTGAGGGGGAATCTCATGGGGAAGCGAGTGGATTATAGTGCCCGTTCGGTTATTACGCCCGACCCGAATATCGGCATGGAAGAATTGGGCGTGCCGATGAAGATTGCGCAGAATATTACGAAGCCAGTCATCGTGAATAAACGCAATCGCCAGTTCCTGCAAAAACTCGTGCAGAATGGTCCGGATGAGTACCCGGGAGCGAAAATTTTGGAAAAGAAAAATGGAGACAATATTTCATTGCGTTATGTAGACCGCAACTCTATTAAACTTGAAATGGGCGACATTGTTCACCGGCACATGATGGATGGAGATGCCATTCTCTTTAATCGGCAACCGACGTTACATCGGATGTCCATGATGTGCCATATTGTTAAGGTGATGCCCGTAGGTGATACTTTTAGAATGAACCTCGCGACAACGCGGCCCTACAATGCGGATTTTGATAAACTTATTCTCTGTCAAAAACAGGAGGCGTGAAAAGCGTGCAACCTCCTAGTCAATTGATTCTTTAGTTAAAACTATATAAAGAATAAAATATATATAATAATAATGGAACCATCAAAACGAACCAAACTGTCAAACGAAATATTAGATAATCCAACCGACCGATATTGTGAAATTTATAAAATAACTAACCTTACTACTGGTAACATATATGTAGGGCAAGCGGTTTCACATATATTAAACCACAAAAAATATAGACCATATGGACACGATGGAAGATTTAGATGTCATGTATCAGAAGCTTTCTCAACAAAGAAAAATCAATCGCATTATTTGAACAACGCCATAAGAAAATACGGCGTATCAGATTTTGTAGTTGAATTGATTGAATGTTGTGAAATTAATGAAGCTAATGATAGAGAAATACATTATATTAAACACTATAATAGCTTGTTTCCTGGTGGGTACAATCTTAAAAATGGTGGAAGTGTATTTACTCATAGTGATGAGAGTAAAAAACGTGTTTCAGATGGTGTTAAAAAATATTTTAAAGATAAAAAAATTCAGAGGTTTAATAATATTACAAAGATCGATGATGATATCGAACAATATATTAAACCATTGAACAGAAATAAAGAACAATACGGTTGGTATGTCTATATAGAAAGAAAAAAAACAGATTTTGGTGGTGTTCATATTTCCTTAGATGAAAGTAAAGAAGATGCTAGGGAATTTATTATATATTTAAAGAATCAATTGGCGAAACACCTTGCAGCGGGAAACCCCTTAGAGCCCTAACTACCACCTTTTATGAGAAATTGTAAAAGGGAACACGGTTAATAGCCGTACCCAATGGTAACAATGTTAGGGATTGGGCAATCCGCAGTGAGACTACCTAATTCCGTTTTGATAGGAAATGGTAGCCCTTCAACGACTGAACGGGTGTTGGTGAACTATGAAGGTCTAATCAACCTGAGTTTGCTTAAGATACAGTCTGTCCCCTTGCGAAAGTTTGGGGGTCCTCATTGGGAGATGAGATGAATTTACACATGCCACAAGACCCGGAAAGTGAAGCTGAATTGAGGAATTTAGCGGCAGTAACCTGGCAAGTTATTAGCCCAGCAAATAATAAAACTATTGTTGGGATTTTTCAAGATTCGCTATTAGGAGCGTATCGTTTTACTAGAGAAAATATTAATTTTACACCGCGTCAGGCAATGAATTTACTCATGTGTTATGACAAGGTAGATATATCAAAAATACAAGAAAAAACAGAAAAAGATAAAAATAAAAAAGAAACAGAAAGTATTAGCAATTTTAATATCCTTTCGCAAATCATGCCACCGATGACGGTAAAGCACAAGACCGGTAGGTTTGGCGACACAGAAGACTATAAAACCTCCAATAATGTTTTGGAAATAAACAACGGCGAATACGTCCGTGGGCAAATTGGCAAAGACATCTTCGGTGATGGCAGCAGCGGCTTGATCCAGCGCATTTGTAATGATTTTGGCAATAAAGAAGCCACTGGTTTTATTGACAATGTCCAGAATATTGTAACCGAGTATATGAAGACCAGTGCTTTTAGCGTCGGCATTAGTGATTTAATCGCTGACAAGAAGACGAATGATGATATCATAAAAACTATTATTAGCAAGAAAGCCGATGTGAAGAATTTAATCGACCAAATTCACTTAGGCATCTTTGATAATAAAACTGGCAAATCGAATGAAATCGAGTTCGAAACCCAAGTCAACAATATTCTCAGTAAAGCAGTCAATGACGCTGGTAAAATCGGCAAAAAGAGTCTGAACGCGGAGAATCGTTTCGTCATCATGGTCAATGCCGGATCCAAGGGCGGTGACTTGAATATTTCTCAGATGATTTCGTGTGTCGGTCAGCAAAACGTCGATAATAAACGTATTCCTTATGGTTTTGAAAACCGCACCCTGCCGCATTTCACCAAGTTCGACGATTCACCCTCGGCGCGCGGGTTTGTCGAAAACTCTTTCATCTCAGGCTTAACCCCGGAGGAACTCTTCTTTCACGCCATGGGCGGTCGTATCGGTATTATTGATACAGCCGTCAAAACCTCGCAAACCGGTTATATTCAACGGCGCTTGATTAAAGGCTTGGAAGACTTGAAAGTCGAATACGATATGACAGTGCGCAATAACCAAAACAAAATCATCCAATACTCTTATGGCGAGGATGGTTTTGACACGGTCAGGGTGGAGAAACAAATCTTGCCGCTCGCCCAAATGACCTTGGAAGAGATATACGCCCACTTTCAAATGCCTCTCGATGACAGTAAACAAAACGACGTGTTTACGACGGCTTATACTAAACCCACTATTAAGCGTTTAAAGAAGCAGAGCGGTGACTTAAGCTTCAAATGCAAGGAACTCATTGACATGATGATCCAAGTGAGGGAAGACATGATTAAGAAGGTCTTTGGCAACAAGGATAATAAAGTAGTACAAATTCCGGTTGCCTTTTCATATATCATCAATAATATCAAGGGACAACAATATATTAATGTCAATTCCATGGTGGACATTACGCCCCTCGAAGCCTTTGAAATCATCGATAGCGGTTACAAGACTATATCCCTCATTCACTATGTCCCGCCCACGGCACTATTTAAAGCCCTATATTACTACTATCTCAACCCCAAGGACTTATTGATGGTGAAGCGCTTTAATCGAAAAGCTCTGATTATTCTCATCGATACGATAGTCCTCACGTATAAGAAGGCGATTGTGGCACCCGGTGAAATGGTCGGCATGATCGCGGCACAATCGATTGGTGAACCGACGACTCAGATGACACTGAATACGTTTCATTTTGCTGGTGTAGCGAGTAAATCAAATGTCACGCGTGGTCTGCCTCGGATTGAAGAAATCCTCTCACTCTCGGAGAATACGAAAAATCCTTCCTGTACGGTGTATCTCTTTCCGAATGAAGAACAGGACCAAGCAAATGCCAAAACACTCATGTATAAATTAGAACACACAAAGTTAAGTTCGATTGTGGAGACGGTGAAGATTTGCTTTGACCCGGATGATATGCATACGTTGATTGAGGAAGACCGGGAAGTCATGGAACAGTACAAGGAGTTTGAAAACATGGTGGATGATTGCATGAATACGGACGCAGAAGGAAATAAATCAGGCGAAGAATCCAACACCATAAACGATAGCAAATCCAAATGGATTATACGTCTCACCTTCAATGTCGAAGAAATGCTCGATCGCAATTTGACCATGGATGATGTCCATTTCGCCATTAAGAATGCCTATCGCGATCAGGTGTCCTGTGTCTTCTCGGACTACAATAGCGACAAGCTCGTCTTCCGCTTACGGTTAATTAATGCACTAGGTAGTAAGAAAAAGGGGGTCATGAAGCAAAATCCTCTAGATCAATCCGATGAAATATATCTATTAAAGACCTTCCAAAACGCCCTCTTAGATAATCTGATTTTGCGCGGTATTAATAACATTGGCAAAGTCATACCGCGAAAAATAATTGATAGTTTGCTCCCACTCGATGGAAATTATGTGAAGAAAGAAACATGGGTCGTGGACACGGTCGGGACGAATTTGATGGATCTCCTCTCGCTTGATTATATCGACACGACGCGTACGTACACGACAGATATTCAAGAAATTTACCGCGTCATGGGAGTGGAAGCCGCGCGCCAATCTATTCTCAATGAAATTAGTGAAGTGATTGAATTTGATAGTACTTATATTAACTATCATCACTTGAGTGTCTTGTGTGACCGGATGACGTGTAATGATAAGCTTGTATCGATATTCAGGCACGGAATTAATGGTGATGATATTGGTCCGATCGCCAAAGCATCCTTTGAGGAAACGCCAGAAATGTTCTTGAAAGCCGCCAGACACGGCATCCTCGATACGATGCGGGGGGTCTCAGCCAATGTCATGTGCGGACAGGAAGGGTACTTTGGAACAAGCGCCTTCCAGGTCTTACTGGACTTGGATAAAATAACCCAAGTCCCAGCTGAAGAATATGTAGCAGAAGATGATGCGAAGTTTATCGAGGAACATTTTGAAGGCGTCCAGAAAAGCGATGAAGGCGTCTGCTCGGTGGATAACTTGACCATCCATAGCAACGCCATAAATATCCTACCGGTCGATGTCGGCGCCGATAATGGTTATGAACTGGGGTTTTAAGAATATATACATAATAAGGTAATAAACATATAATATAATATAATAAAATAAAATAAAATAAAATAAAATAAAATATAAAAAATTGACTTATTATATAAAATGAAAATAAATTTAAATGAAAGCAAATACTATTTTTTAACACACAATAATATATTTAGAAAAAATCATATGCTAGAAGAATTTGGTTCATATAATATTACTGAAGTTAATCCAGGCGTAGGATGCGGTAAAAATAAATCAATCGCCTCTGGATTTAGTAGAATGCTTGATATAGGTACAAAAAATCAAGATATACATAAACCCTTTCAACCATTTATTCTACTTGAAGATGATGCTACAAAATATAGAGAATTTCCAGAGTCTTTAGAAATTCCGGATGATGCTGATATATTATTTATTGGTTTATCAATATGTGGCATGCAAAAAGATACACATTGTAATAAAGTATGCTATAAAACAATCAATGATGATATAATAAAAATTTCAAATATGTTATCAGGACATGGTATAGTTATATGTTCTATTAAAGGATTACTTGCATGTCAAAAATGTAATGATGAAGCTTTTTTTACAGATAAAATATGGGATATATTTTTTGCCCAAATACAACCTTATTATAATGTATATGCTTTAAGGAAACCTTTAGTGTATCAATCCCTCGAATATGGCGGCTGCGAACATGCTACAAAAATAGAATACAATGATGGAATAAATGTGGAAATGGATGAAGAATGGATTAATAAAAATAATTTTTCTATAATAACTATAGTATAATGAATATAGATAAGATTTTTGAAACATATGGTAATATTGAAAAAAATATACATATAAGTTGGAAAAATAAAAATGTCATAGATTGTGATTTTGATATAATAAAATATGGAATTAGAAACTTACGAGATTTAAATCCAGAATATAATTTTATAATAAATGATGATAATGATATAGAAGAATACATTAAACAAAATATTGATCAACATGATTATGATTTAATTAAACATAAACATATTGTAGAAAAAACAGATTTATGGAGGTTACTTAAAATATATAATGAAGGTGGTATATATTGTGATATTGACCGTTTTTGTAATATACCATTTAGAGAGATAATAAAACCTAATGTTAAATGCATTTTGCCAATGCATTTTGATATAGATTTTTCACAGGATATTATGATAAGTTGTTCTAAAAATATTATACATAAAAGAGCTATTGAATTAAATCTAGAAGGTAGAAGAAGTGGTTGTACTAATATATTAATTTTAGGACCATGTACTTATTATTTTGCTGTTACAGAATTTTTACTTGGACTTGGAAATGGAATGTATGATCGTTATCCTAATCATGAACAATTAACTAATTTAAGAAAAATTATAAATGATTCTATATATTTGGACACATACAGAGAGACGCCTATGTTTGATACATTAATTTATAGAGGTGATAACAATCTTAATAATGATAAATTATTAATGTACAATTATCAAAATGTAAAACACTGGAGTGCATAATATTTATAAGTGACATTTTATGATTAAAAAATATAATTAAAAAATATAATTAAGTATATAATTAAGTATATAATTAAGTATATAATTAAGTATATAATTAAGTATATATTTATATATAAAGATATATATAAGTATATATATATGACAGATTACTACGAGATTACTACTTTAAATAAAAAGTTTAATTTCTATATATTGGATAATTGTCTTATATCAAATGTTATAAAAGAACATAAGGTTTGGGAATCATATATGCATCCAATTTTTGAAAAATATGTTAATAAAAGTAGTATTGTAATTGAATGTGGTTGTCACATAGGAACTCATTCTATACCATTAGCTTCTTTATGTAAAACATTTTATGGGTTTGAACCTTTGCCAGATACATATGATGTATTAATTAAAAATGTAGAATTAAATAATATCAATAATGCCTTTATTTACAAAAAAGGAGTTGCGGATAAAGAAGGAAGTACTGAATATTTGTGGATTTCTGGAAATAATCCCGGTAGTTCTGGGCTTAATAATAATCCAATGGGGAAACCTGTTTGGATAAATCCTACTGATAAAAATATTGTAGTAGATTTAACGACAATAGATTTATTACAGTTAGATAAATTAGATTTTATGAAAATTGATGTAGAAGGTTATGAAACATTGGTAATAGAGGGAGCGATTAATACAATTAAAAAATGTAGACCAGTTATTATTATTGAGGTATGGAAAGATCATCTGGGTTCTATTGATATAAATTATACTAAATCAATATATAAAAATATATTAGATTTAGGATATGATATTTTAAATATACAAGGTCCTGATTTTTTATTTTTACCTAACGAAATTCATACTAATTAAATAATAAACTAATATTTTATATATAATTAACTATATAATATATATAATGAAATTTTTATTTCAATCTTGGGGTTCTTCGTTATGGGCATTTGATTTTATTAAATATGATATATTATCAGATATTAAAAACTTAGAATTAGAATATTTTACCGAAACAAATCTAGAATTATTATTAAATCGTAATGACTTGATAAATAATAATATATTAGCTATTTCATGTCCTGAAATAGATTTTAATGTTGCTATTAAATTAGTTGAAACTATTAAACCATTAGTACTTTTTTTACTAAAAGATGAGCATGGAAATCGAAATCATTGGAATAAATTAGCCAATTATACAAAATTAATGTTCAAAGAACATTATTTTCAATGGTATAATAATCCAAGTAACAGTTTTCAATTACCAATAGGATATGCAACTGGCTATTTAAAACAACAAAACTCATCTCATATAATACCTAAAAAAATAAAAGAGAAAACTATAAATTGTTCATTTATTGGGAAATTTAAACAAGATAGAGAAGAAATGTGCAATATTTTTCAAGAAAATATGACAAAAACTTTTTTAAAAAATGTACATAATGATTGGGATGTTACTAAACAATATTATTTACCTTCCGATGTATTTAATATTTATAATGATTCTATATTTGTTTTAAGTGGACGCGGATATCATAGTTTAGATTGTTTTAGAATTTATGAAGCAATTATTGCAGGAGCTATACCTGTTCTTATAGGAGATCAAATAGAAATTAATAATACATTTAATTATAATAATAATGTAATACCATTTATCTATTGTAAAACATGGGATGAAGCGGTTAAAATATGTAATGACCTATTACAAAATTATGACAAGTTACAAGAATTACAAGATAATCTTCTATTATGGTGGGAAAAACAATTGTTGAGTATTAAGGAAAAAATATATTCTGTTATAATATAATATGTCCATTACAAGTTATTTGAATAGTAAAGGGTTTTATTCTTTTGAAGGACATACACAGGGATGCCCACCACAAGTAGAGGATTTAATAAATTTAACAAATAAACCAAATATAACTATTATGGAAATTGGATTTAACGCAGGACATTCTGCTGAAGTGTTTTTACAAAATAATACAGAGTCAACATTAACTTCATTTGATTTAGGAGGACATACTTATGTTTTAACTGCAAAAGAATATATAGACTTTACTTATCCAAATAGGCATAAATTAATACTAGGTGATAGTAGAGAAACAGTGCCTAAATTTATAAATGATAATATATCTACTAAATTTGATATTATATTTATTGATGGCGGACATGATTATGAAATATCAAAAGCAGATATGGAGAATTGTTTTCATTTAGCACATAAAGATACTATAGTTATACTTGATGATACTAATTTTACAAAAGAGTGGCAAGCATTTTGGACTATTGGTCCAACATTGACATGGAGTGAACATGTAAAAGAAAATAAGATTATTGAATTAAATAGAAAAGACTATCAATCAGGAAGAGGAATGTCTTGGGGTAAATATGTATTTTAAGTTTATATAATAATAATAATATTATTACTATTGTATATAAAATGATTTCAAAAATAATAATGCAAAAAACTAGAGATAGACAACCACAATATGTAGTAGATATGATTAAATCTCATATGCCTTCAGATTGGAAATATGTTAATTATATTAATGGTGAAGAAGAACAATTTTTTAGAGAGAATCCCTTAGACGAATTTCCTGACATTATTAATCGTTTTAGAATAATGCCAACACCTGCTCATCAAGCGGACTTATTTCGTTTTTATTATTTATATTTATATGGGGGCGTAACATTAGATGGAGATGCAATGTTATATGAAGATATTGAATATATTGCACAAGATTATTCTTTTTTTTCAGTAGTTGGATTAGATGTTTCTGTATTATGTAATGGTTTGATGGGAGCTTCTCCGAATAATATAATTGTATATAATTCGTTAAAATACGCATATTCAGTTGATATAAGTAAATTTATGAACAACTATGCTTTATTATGTAAATATTTATCGAGCATGGTCATAAATAAAAATTTAGATTTTAAATATATTTTATATAAGGAATTTGATTATGTAAGAGGAGAATCCGCAAAATCGATAGATTCTACAGGGAAAACACTATTTATACATTATTATAAATATAAGATTATTCCAAAAGATTTAAATACTGTTGAACATACTATAGTAATCGGTCAAAGCGATAAACCAGTTAAATTAGTTGTATTAGATAGACAATATATTAATCCTACATTTATTCTTAATGAACATTCATTTAATGATAGATTTTCTTTTGAAATTTTTCATAATATACTTATAGTTAAACGTATTGATGCTCATTATGGGTGGGGCGTTGAACATAGTGTAATAATTA